CTCCTCTCATTGTTGTGTCAGTTGGATAATCAAATCCAATGTTATTAGCTCTTACATTAAGGATTTTACCAATGGTCCTACTGGATGCTTCAATAATTGCACCAGTTCCCTCAGAACTTGCAATACTGACAAATCCAGGTAGAGTTTTGTAACCAGCTCCCTTTCCAAATATTCTTACCTTGTGTACTGGTCCTTTCTCAGTGAGAGATGAGGTTGAATAAGTGGTATTAGAATTTGATGTGTTGAACTCAAGAGTATCAGGGGGTTCTGGGATACTATAAGAGAATGTTGTAGTACCAATTCCACTAATCTTATGAATACCATCTACATTATTTTCAACAATATTGATTTGTGAATTCTTATTGACTTCAGAGTCAATCAATATCTCTTCTTTAACAGGAGGAATCAAATTGAGGTTTGTTGGTTCTAATCTGTAATACAGACTCTGTGGAAGATTGTCAGATATTAAAATATTGACATTTGCTCCAGTGTCAACACCAATTTTACCAGTAGATGAGACTTCAAATGTTGATGTAGTTTTTGTAGAGTAGAATTCATCAGTAAATTCTGGGTCATTGTAAATATGGAAACTAAAAGCAGAGAGGGAATCAGTTCCGTTTAGGAATGACAATGAACTATCATCAAGAACGAACCTAAGATTATTATTTCTTTGAATGGTGAACTCTGGATTAATCAGAGACAGGGTACCAGGACCTTGTGTGCTTAATCCAACGACCACCGGAGTCTGTAATTCGGCCTCATATTTTTCATTAGTGAGTTGGATTGTGTTGTCGTTGAGAGGAACAACAAAATACATGGCATTATCGACCAATCCACCTGCAGGTGCAATAGCTGTGTGAATAACCTTATCACCCAACTTAAATCCATGATCGTCAATTTGGATCAGGTTTCTAACAGTATCAACACCTACAGCTGCAAAATTCTTTGGATCAAATACGACTCTTCTATTGAAATCGTTGTAAATGACCTCTACATCCTTTGTGAAGGTTGGTTTAACATCAATGGTGACCTCATCATTCAATCTGAGCGAATGGGTCTCTGCAAGACCTACTGTGACTATATTTTTAGTAACATCAGCACTCACCACATCACTCAACATAGTTGTGAATGAATGTGTGTCACCCGCTCCAACACTGGTGAAAGAAAGAAGACCAGCGGTGGAATTTACTCCAACATAATTTCCAGAGATTGTATTAAGACCAACTCTGTTAGAACTAATGCCAAGAATATTCTTACTAAATGGAACTGCATAAAGAGTTCCGAGGTCAGTCAGATTTCTAAATGGATAGTTTACAGTTCCATTCCAGACAACCATTGAGGTACCACCATCACCAGTCTGATACTTCAGGGGTGTATTTAATTCGAGGCCATGATCTTTATAATAAAGTTCGGTAGGTTGTAAGAATACCTGAGTAACACCAATACCAGGATTTGAGAACCTCACAGTAGTACCAGAACCGACAGTACCAAGACCAACTGTTTCAATTGGATCAAAGTAAAGTTGTCTATTGGTGACAAGTGTTTTGGTGGTCGATAAAGTACCAGTAATAGAGAAGTCTCTTGGAAGATCAACAAGAAGAGTATTGTTGGTGTAAGCAGCTCCTACCGTATTTTCATAGTTTCTAAGTACTCTAATTCTCTTCGTATCAAAGTCTACATTTAATACCTTGACTTTTTCAAAGGTATCAGAATAATTGATTTGGAAAACATCATTTTCACGACAGAACTCGGGTGTCAAATTGCCTGCAACATAGAAGTAAGTTACAATACCGGTTGTTTGGGCAGATGAAATACCTAGGGTTAGATTTAGTGTATTTGTATTAACAAGAACTCGATAAGATGAATTAAATTTGTCAAAAGTTGTAGAGAGACCACTAATATTGATATCATCCCCATTCTTAAATCCATGAGGATATGAAGCGATACCTACAAAAGAATTTCTTCCTAAGGTTGGAATAAATTCAACACCCTCAAAGGATGTAGCAGAAACGCTTACTCTTGATACTTCTCTTCCCTTAATTTGAGAGACCTTTACATCAAGACCTCTACCACCTGTCCCCTCTTTTGCAAAAACTACCTGATCATTTACTTTGTAGTTTGTGCCTGGCGATTGCACAACAAGACTATCAACAGTTCCTGATGATGATGCAGAAACATCATATCCCTGTTTGATTATCTCATTAGAATTGAAGATGTAATCATACCTATTCTTCTGTCCACTAGTGAAATAGAACTTGGAGTTTCTAAACCATGTGTCACTTGTTATATCATAACCATTTTGATTATTTGATGGTTTGAAATTAAATGGATTTGGCTTACACCTATAAGTATTGCCAATAATGTATGGGAATACTGGTTCAAAGAAATTATTAAATGGACCTGTACCAGATACTGCATCGTCAATAGTGGCAAAGTATGCGTAAACACCATTAGGGAAGTCTGGTGTGACACAGAATCTACCATTGTGTTCATCTAGAGTTGATTGACCAATGTAAGTATAATCATTGACAAAGAATCCAGCAGCAAATGCATTCACTGATGGTCTGTTTGAATCAGATACATCTTGGACATATCCAGATGTCATTTTAATGATAGAACCTGTTCCATCATTATTCTCATAACCATATGGACCATAGATTGGATTGCCATCATATGCCCATCCAATGATTGGAGAGTGATTAGTGCTATCTACCTCAACACCACCACTCTTAACAAGGTCATATGTACCATACTTGATATTGTCAGATTCCTTTTCATCATAACCATTCAGAGCGAACACAGACTCTCTAAGTGGTCTAGCAGCATAGAGGTGTGAATATTCAAGAGATGTATTTCCAATATTTTCATTGATGATACCATCATCAGACAGGATATTATCATAAACCCTCTCAAAGAGGTTAACATTCCATGGATGAATATCAGCGTTAGCAATCGCACCAAGTCCAGATGGCGTGATAGTGATAAATGTCTTACCTTGAACGTATCCTCTTCCTCCATCAAGAATAATAATGTCCTTTAATCTACCTTGACTATCAATTGTTGGGGTAAGTTGAGCAAAATTACCAGTCTCACTCTCAATAGTTAAATGTGGAGGGGTATTGTACTTTGTTCCTCTTTCATTGATAATGAATGATGTGATAGCACCATCATTAATGATTGGAGTTACCCTTGCTCCTCCACCAGTTTCAAATTTAATATCTGGTTGTCTGTTAAAGTCGATGATCTCTGACGCACCATAACCGACACCACCATTAGTAATATCAATAGACTTGATAGCACCTCTGAAAAGTGGTTCAATTTCAGCATCATAATTCTTTTGGTTTCCTAAAAATGGTTCATCACTAATCAACCATTGTGAAGTTCCATTGACCCTCACATAGAACTCACCTTCAACAGTGCCATTATTTGTAATTTCAGCCTCAGGTCCGTCAGGTCCAGTCCAAGCAATGACATTATCTGGTGTCTCAATGTTCTCCTCAATAGGAGACTCAATAACAAACAGAATTTCAAAGTCACTAACAAAGGACTTGTCAAAATAATTTGGAAGACCCTTAACTTCAACAGATATAGGTTGATAATTGAAAGTACCATCACCAGTTGAAATCAGATCAACCTCAACATTGTTATTGTAGAAGAATTCTCTATCATCAATATTTGATCCTATTTGAGCGAGTTTGAAACTATCATTTGTTGCATGAAGAATGTAGTACTCGTCTTTATTCCTCAATCCCTGTACAGTATTAGAACCTCTCACATATCTAACAATCTCTCCATTCTTATATCCATGGTTTGGAATATTGAACTGATTACGTGCAGTATCAACACCAACTCTTCCTAACTCATCAGTGACTCTAATAGCTCTTTCCTTGTTTTCATATCCACTACCAGGATCAGTAACAATTATACTTGAAACAACATTAAATTGTTTGACACCAGCAAAATACTGAATTCCCTGACCAAGACCAGTGATTTCAACTGTATTGATGCCAATCTTAGCATCATCCTCAGTGTTGTGGAATCTAAGACTCTCAGCAGTTACAACATGAATAAAATATCTTTGATTTGTATTGAGACCTACAACTACATTTGGATTTCTTGGTTGATAGACTAATCCATCACCATCAATCAGTTTGTGAGCAGTCCCAAAACCAATTGCATTGTTAGAAACACTTACCTCATCAGGATTAGCTGCATTGAACTTGAGTTCTAAATCAATTTTCTTGAGTTTAGCCTCTGCTTTTGCACCATAACCATTACCACCCCTGATCCTAACTTCGGGAACTTCTTTATATCCAAATCCAGGATCAGTAATATTAATCTTATAGAGAGATCCCTTTGTATTTGTCTTACCAGTAACACCAAATCCAGTTTCATCAACAACATTCAGGATTGGGGGATTGATAATATCATAATCAGTTCCTTCCTTTGTGATATTGATAGCTTGAATATCACCATAGTAAACACTATTCTGTGATTTGTAGTTCAGGAGTTCTACACCATTGGTGAAAACACCAGTATAACCAGAGGTAGTCTCATAAGTACCACTTTCCATGTTGGGTGGCAAAATTTCTCTGTATATTCCCTGAACATATACATCCTTATTGTAGAATTCCAAGTATTCTAAACTACAATCAGTAGCTGTCCCCTCAAGAGAAACAAAGATGTTCTTGAAGAGGTCTGATTTACTTCTTGAAATTTTTACATTACTTTCATCAACACGTCTGATGAAGTATGATCCAGTTGTAACACCAGTAAATCCCGATGAACCAGGTGTGTAGATAACTGAGTCGCCAGTATAGAAACCATGATCTGGTAAGTTAGTTGAGTTTGTTGGTAAAGTTAAAACATCAGTGCTAATTCCCGATGCAACACTTTGGCTAAACTTGACCTTTCTATCATATGGGTTAGTAATAATATCATTGTAATTTGGAATTGAGTTTGAAGAAAGAAGGACATCTCCATTGAATTTTGAATAGGTATTCTGGACATTAGCAATAAAATTGTTAAGTTGTGGATATCTTGTAGAATTGCCTTTTAGGGTATTATTTTCAACAAAGTAAACTTGATTCAGAGATGCAGATGATTCAAGTTTGATGGTGAATTGTTGAGCATTTGCAACACTATTGATCTCACCATTGATTGAAATGGTTCTATCTTCATTAATTAAACTAATACTATATCCAACTTTAAAGAAATGTGGATAAGAAGAAGTTATAGTATAGATTCTATTGGAGGGATCAGTTTCAACAATATCCTCTACAAAGAATTTTGACTTTACATTGAGTCTCCAATTATTTGATTTCTTACCCGTTGCCTCCAAACCAAGTGATTTGAGAAGGATTGTGTCATTTGGTCTGTAATAATTGGCTTGCTCGTTCAATTGAAAGTCCTTTAAGGACGATGCCATTCTTACAATGATCTTATTTGTCTGATTGATGTCAGTGTAAGCATAGCAGAACTGATCAAGTCTGATATCAGTTGTCAGATCAATCTGATTGAGAACCCCATCTACATTAAAAAATTGGTTGTCAGTTTTACCACTGTAAGCAACTGACACATTATTTCCATCAATATCAACAGTGGCAAGTTTACCAAACTCTGGAAAACCAATCGTTGAGTCAACATCAATGAAAGTTTGTCCTGTTGAGACATTGTTTAAAATCTTTGTTTTGGGGTCTGGTTCAAATGTGCCAAAAATTGAACCCTTTACATTAATATCTCTTGAATATCCAGAATCAATACTAATCTGATAATACTCATATCCAGCATAAAGAATCTGTTTTACATTACTAACAGATCCTCTTGCATTTGTGGAGTCTTGGAATATGGTTCTATTCTTAAGATCTAGTGGATCACCCTGTATGGCTTCAACAATATAATCCTGTGTGATCTTGTAGTCAGCATTAGAAGGTCTGATGAGGTATTCACTTGGTTTGATTACCTCTACTTCTTCACCATATAGAGCTCTGAACAGAATCTTAAACGATTCGTCTGTACCTTTGGAAGTGTAAAAACTATCTGCACCATAAACAAAGTTTCTTTGGTTTAAACCGGTGTAAAGGGTTCTGTTTTCGAACCCAGGTGTAACTTGACCTTTTACCCTTCTAAAGAACTGCTGAAGGAATAATACGTTAAGATTATAGACTTCTGTGCCCTTGGTGTGGTCATCAATTTGAGATTGTGAGAACTCTAACTGATCTGGAACAATAGAATTTATATAAGTGGTGATACCACTGAAACCTCTGGAACAATTTTCAAAGGTGGTGTCAGTCTTATACTCATAGTAGATAATCTCATCATCAATTTTGATAAGACCATCTCTGTTACAGAATCCGTCAGTTCCAGTGGTTGACGCAATACTGATAGTGGTATCAACAAAAGATAAATCACTACCAAGAATGGTAGAATTACGCAAATTAAAGAGTTCATCGACCTTGACATATTGATCGATATTCTTTAGGATATCTACAGGACCACTCTGGAATTCCTGAGAGACATAGTATTGTTGTAAAAACTCTGGTAGCAGAGGAAAATCGTCAACAACATATGATGGGAGTTGACTTGCAACTATATCCTGAAGCTTTACTCTATCTAATGCCATTTATCTTTAGTAACCGGAGGAGGTAGATGATGAAGTAACTGAAATTGATGGAGAACCGTTCAATGTTGCAGTTGAAGTAGTTGTTTGATTGGTGGTAGTTGATGAGGATTCAACAACTGTGATTGGTGTTCCTCTTACGAGACTTCCATTAGAATAACTAGAACTCACAATGTAATTACTTCCAGAAACATCATTATTAGATGAAATGTTGTCCCTGATTACTTTTACATTTGTGTTCCCAGTATCTAGTTGAATATAAAGATCTTGTAATCCGATTACATCGTTAGAGTAAGGAACAGCTGAAACTTGAACAAGTGGTGATCCATTGTTGACAGATGTTGAGATAATATTGATAGGGTTGAGTCTTATCTCACCCTTCTTATAATCAATAATTCCAATGTTTCTTCTAACAACAACTGGTTCGTCTGGTGATATCAATCTAAACAAGAACACAGTTCCTGTTTCAAGTCCAGGATTTGGTTGATCACCAAGATAAACAGTTCCATTGATACCACTTACAATAAATCCAGAGGATTTGATGTTGTAACCAATGATTGTACCATTATTTACTGCAGAGTGACCATGATTTTTGATGTAAAAACGATTGCCAAAACAAAGTTCATACTCGGCAAAAGTATTTAACAAGGCTTCCATATCCCTTCTCATGGTTATGGTTGTAATATTGGATGTGATAGCTTCATTACTATCATCAATAATCTTTTGGAACTTACTATACTTAAATCTAGCTC